AAATTGATACTCATATGCCTTTTGTAATCATCAGAGATAAATATAGAAGGAATAATTAACTCGGTGTCTCCCGAAGACATTCTGCAATTATCCTTGAATTTTCCAAGTAGGTAGTCTCTAATAAACTCAGGAGCTATTATGTTCATAAATACAATTTCCGAATCAAAATCTAAGACTTTTAAAGAGTGTCAGTTGAAGTACCGTTATCGGTATGTGGACCGTTTCAAGGAGGAGAGGACTAATACTGATCCTTTGCACTTTGGTTCTTATATCCATAAAATCTTTGAAGACGGCTATCAAGCGACCACGCTTGCCCAGCTAACTGTTATAGCAGAGGATCTTAAAAAAGACTACTCTTTCTCAGAATCTTATACTCCTAAGATCAAAACTTGCTTAGAGAACTTCCTAAGATTCAACGCTACCTTGTCAGAGACTATCTCTAACGAAATGGTTTACGAAGTAGTGTATGACAAAGAGAAAGATCTTAAGCTCAACGGTATCATCGACAGGGTGATTAAAGGTACAGACGGTGGATACCTTGTTATCGACTACAAGACCTCTAAGAGAGAACTGTCTCAGTTAGATCTCTATCAGGACAGACAGATGCAGGGGTACGCTTATGCTATCCACAAGAAGCTGGGAGTACCCTTAAGTGAGATCGTGGTTGCCCACTACTACCCGCTCACCAATCATTTCGTCACTTGTAAGTATTCTCCTAATCAGATTAAGCATTATCTGAAGGAGAAGGTGGAGCAGATGTGGAAGATCCGCAAGATGAAGAAGGAAGAGTTTAAGGCTATGCAGAATCAGTTCTGCAACTGGTGTGGGTATAAAACCCTGTGTCCCGAGTTCAACTCTGATAGCCTATGCGAAGATCGCATTAAAAAGCTCAAGGAGAGGCGTAAGGATAAGAGCCCCTCCAACCGCAAAAAGTAACACGGCTACCGCTAAGTATGCTAGACTGCTTATAAGCATACCAAACGATCCCATCCCCTCATTGATCTGCCAGAGTAGTCCATACTCTACAAGGTCATTGTCATCTAATTTATTCATTTTTGTCTACCTTTGTCATTTATGATTAAGGGATAGTATATACTAATATCAATGGATTCAAAAAAGTTATCTACTTGCTCAGGCGAGTACCTACATTTTTTGGTTAGATAATTAAATAGACTACTCTTTTTCAAGGTCTTTTGCTTGTTTAAGGATTCAAGGATCTTAATTTGAAAATGCTTTATAAATTTTTCCGAGTATTTATACCTCCATTTCTCTACAAAGTTTCTATGTAGAGTATGATTTATTAAATCCATAAAATCTATAAAGTCTATATCTGTACTCATGATCCTTACCTAATTTATATTATTAGAGGCAAGATGGCTCAATTTTCAAAGAAAACTCAAACTTTTTTAAAAGAGGCTGGACAGGACCCTAAGAGGGTAGGTACGCCAATTGAGGCTAGTGCTGGGTATATCACTCCGGGGGATATTTTAATCTTTAGATACTACAATCATTTATGGAAAAAGTATGGAGGAGTAGGGTCAGGAAGCAGGGAACAGAGGGTTGTATTGGTGGTAAAGACTAGGAGGGGAGACGGTATCTTTATGGCTTCTCCTAAATCCCCCAGTGCTAGAGATGGAGATTTTCTCATGAGTGCTTTTAATTTAGGGGGGAGATCAGAGGAAGTTGTGGATGCTATCATAGAGAACCTATATAAGAAGAGAAGACGAGCTTCTTATTATGGGTTAATTAAACAAAGCTTGCAAAAACTTTTGGGTCCCGACAGCTTCAGGACTTACAGACTTAAAGGTATGAAGAGTGTTTATAAACTATCTCTTAGGAATTAATACATGGCAACACAAAAAGAAATCCTAGAAGAACTTCTTGGTGAGGCGCGAGCGCGTAACGCTAGGGAGGAGTTGGAAGCGGAGCGAGCTTCGACGCAGAGGGATAAAGCCGATAAGAAGAGAACAAACGAACAGGCAAAGCTTAAGAATCAGATGGCTAAGGCCGATGGGAATCTTACTAGTCTACCTGTAATTGGCCGCATCGTCAAGGGGATTTCCTCCAGCATCTCCAAAACAGCTAACCAATCTCTGAAACTTCAAGAACAAGCCTTGTCCAGAGGTATGTCTCTTAACTTTGAGGACAAGTTAGGACTTGGACAAGCAATAAAACATAACGCTGCGGTGACTCAACAGTTGGGAGGTATTACTGGCAAGCAAGTTGGGAATATGCAAGCTATTCAAACCAACTTTGACATGTTCGCAGGGGGTTTAGGATCAGCCAGTTATGAGACTAGTCGATTAGTCCATGCTACCAGATTATCTTCTGGACAAGATAAACAGCTAATTAAACAATTAGCTTCTAATACCAGAGGTATGGGATTCAGTAACGAACAGACCTCTCGCCTTTCTGATACCACTTTGGGAATGAGCCAGAAGTTTGGTGTTAGCACTAACGAATTAGTAAATGCAGTTGGCGGTTTATCAGATCAGCTTTATGATTTTGCTGCTTTAGGTATTGGTGCAGAGATACAAGAAGCAGCTACTGTGTTAGCTGCGGGATTAGGTCCAGCTATGGCGAATGTTGGTCCGCAGATTATAGGTGCTTTCACTAAAGGTGAAAGTATGGTTCAAGCACAACTTTTAGGTGTGATGAATGAAAGAACTGAACTCCTGAAAGTAGGAGGAGATCATACAAAAGCTGCTATTAACTTAGTAACCAAGGGTGGGGCAGAAGCTGAACGCTTAATTAACCAGTGGACTTCCGGGGGGATGGATAGGGGTCTTGCATTACAACAGCTTACCCAGATCTACGGAAAAGAAACAACAATGCTTCTTGCAGCTAGAAATGAGCTACAAGCTCAAGCTGAGGCCAGAGGCATGAGCCTCGCTGCGTACACCAAAGCTATGCAGAAAGAAGCGAAGATTAAACAAGAGTGGACAAACTCATGGCAAAACTTCAAAGATAAAGTAGTATCTCCTCTCCAAGAAGTGGTTATGAGTTTTGTTAATTTTGGTCTTAAGCTTATTAATGCATTTGGTTGGCTTATTAAACCTCTTGCCCAGCTTGGTTTGGGTGTTGTAAGTTTAATGATGGCAGTCGTAGCTATGAGAAAAGCCTTTCTTCTTTACCAAGCAGCCAGCAAGGTCGGAGGTGCCGTAAAGGGCGCGATTGCGGCTGGAGGAGGGGGCATTAAGGGTATTGGAGGGGCTATAAGCAAAGGTTTAGGAGGACTAAAAGGCTTCATTACTGGAAAGAAGAAGGCTGGGGGTGGGGGAATGCCCGGACCCGCAGTAGGAGGAGGTCTTCCAGCACCCGGAGCCCCAGCAGGAGGGGCTGGCTTAGGAGGGTTCTTAGGCAATCTAGGAGACGGGCTCAAGAAGCTAGGGACAACGGGGGCTATGAAGGGCGCAGCTACAATCGCTATCCTTGCTGCTTCTTTAGCAATTGCAGCGTTTGGTTTTGGGTTATTTGCTGGTGTAGATTGGTCTTCTATTGCTAAGGGCACAGTTGCTCTCTTGCTGCTTACAGGAGTAGCAATGATAATTGGTAAGTTAGCGGGGCAACTCATTCCCGGTGCATTAGCTATTGCTCTTTTAGGAGTATCTCTTCTTCCTCTTGCGTTTGCTTTCAACCTTATTAAAGCGGTGGGCATTGGAACAATGTTTGCTTTCGCAGGAGCATTAATAGTTCTAGCTCTTGCAGCAGCAGGAGCGTCCTTCATTGCTCCTTTCATTATTGCAGGAGCATTTGCATTTGGTATATTAGGAATTGCTTTAATCCCCTTAGCTGTTGCTCTTAGAATTGCTGCTCCCGCTATGGACGCTTTTATGACCGCTCTAATTAGGTTTAAAGATGTTCCCTTACTGAAACTATTAGGGTTCGCTTTTGTGCTGCCCTTCTTAGCTGCGGGAATGATGACCTTGGCACTAGTGGCTCCGGGTATGTTCGTACTAGGCGTAGCTATGACACTCTTTATTGGTCCGTTCATGAAGTTTGTAATTGCTCTTAGTTGGTTCAAGAATGTCCCCCTAGGGAAAATATTAGGGTTCGCATTGATGATGCCTATATTGGCTGCTGGATTTGCTATACTGGGTGCCGTTGCTCCTGCCCTATTCATACTTGGCATAGCTATGACGATGTTTATTATGCCATTTATGAAGTTGATAATGGCTCTTACTTGGCTGAATGATGTTCCGATAGGAAAGATGTTCCTGCTCCTTCCAGCGTTGATGGCTATTACTTATGGGTTACTGGCTATGACTGCTGGTGGGCTTCTCATGGCTGCATTTGATGGACTGCTAAACTTGTTTGGTGCTGATAGTCCGATTGAGAAAATTGTAAAAATGGGTAAAGCAGCGAAACATATTAACAAGATGGCTGAGTCTCTTAAGAAATTGCCTTTCTTATTAAAGAGTGCTGTAAGAGAGATGGCAAAAATTAAGCTTGGTCCTTTCTATATTTTAGCACACGGATTAGGAATTGTTAAGAAAGCGTTGGATAAGCTTTCTCTCCTAGATATGTTGAAGTTTAAGCTGTTTGGGGTTTCACAAGCTAAAACACAGGCTACTCCTATGCAGCCTGTTCAACGCAGAAAGAATCAATTCCATTCTCAAGCATTTCAAGCAACACCTAAGGATAAAGGTGAGCGTTGGACACCCGACTCGCCGGGTTGGGGAACTAAGTCCCACCATCAACGACTGAGGGACAGAACACTTGGGAGGGGCGTATTTAGTGCAGACCCGAGGGGCAACGATCCCATGAAGAACATGACTCAAAGCAAAAGCTCAACCACAGAGAATATTGAGGGAGGAATACGAACGACAAAAAAATCACAATATAGCATCGTGCCAGAGGGGGTTTCCGATCTTATGTTCAAATCCCCGGAAGAGCGTCCCATAGTGGGCCAAGACAGAATAGGGCGTAAGGAAGCTGAGATTGATTTCATGACCGATAAGCGGGATTCGTCCAGAGACCAGAGATCATATGATATGCAGGAAGACACCTTGGTAATTTTACGACAGCAGTTAGGCATTCTTCAACATGTCTACGACTCTCAGCAGGAAGGAAATGAGATTGGTGCAGAAGGTAATCATGAGAGGCGAGAAGGAAACAGACAAGGCAGAGTAAGACCTACTGAAAGAATGGCAGGAGCAGGAGTAGAAGGGGATATTTAAATGAGAATTGCGGGCCAACCAGATAAGAGAATTTTAGAGCAAAGAGCAAGAATAGAATTTCACTATCCTATAGATGACATGATTATTTTTGTTCCTATGTATGAGAATCCTAAGATACAAGAATCCCAAACTGCAAACTATGTGGAGTATAACCCTATTGGAAGGTCTAGTTCTTTGTTTGCTTATACGGGAAGTAAATCTAGAAAGTTCAAAGTAGAGCTTACCTATACTCTTCCTCACTTAGAAATGTTTGATATGGGAATTTATAGATTTCAACGGGTCTTTACTAATTCAACTAAGGATTCCCAAAAACAACTATTCTTTCCAGACCCTAATAAGAAGAAGCCCGGAGATGCTCCAAACTCCTTGTCATTAGAAGTAGAAAAACAATATTGGATTTTAAGAGCATGGGCAGAGACACTAGAAAATATCTCAGAAGCGCAGGGAGTTTTTGATAAAGCCTTAACAGGCTTGCAAGGGGCAGGAGATCTTGCACAAACATTAAATAGTTTAACCCCCACCAAAAGACATGCTGCTTTAGATTCCCTGTTATTTTTCATAGCCTTATTTAGAACTTCGGTAGTAAACAAGGCAGATAACCCAATCTATGGTCCCCCCTTAGCTAGATTAACTTTCGGAGCAATGTATCAGAGTGTTCCTTGTATTATAAAAAGCTATAATATGGCATGGGAAGAAGAAATGGGATATGATTTAGAAACTTTAACTCCTCGTAGAATAAAAATTAATTTAGATATGCAGGAAGTAAGAGTAGGAGATATGGGTAAGTATGATCCAGCACAGTTTGTTAAGAGAGATAATATTACAGGATGGGAGTCGGCTACAGCAGGATGGTACACTACTGATCCTCTAGATTATGGGATAGCTAAATAATGGTAAAAACAACACAAAATAGAGGGGCTAAAAAAACCAGAGTTAATTTTGGATTAATTACTATAAGACATAGAGGAAAATTGGTAGTAACCTCTGTAGGAAGTAAGGGATATGAATCTCTATTCTCCGGGCTAGAAACTTCTAGAAAACATAGAAGTAGAAAATTAGGTACAATACCCTTTGGATATCAACATAGACCTGAGCTTATTTCTAATCTATTTATGGGAACCGCAGTTTCTTGGTGGCAAATATGTGAAAGAAATTCTATCTTTGATGTATTTGAACAGATGAATACTGGAGATGGGATTTTTATACCAGACGCTTAAATGAATATCCCTACAGTTAATATTATAATGTCTTTTAATCATTCAGATCTCTTGGAGTTTCAAGAGTCTATGACGCTTAGTGATTTTAAGAATAAATTAGGAAGTACTTTGGCAGGGGAAACTTACTTCTTTAGTAATAACCCTGCGTCTAATTTCCTTTCTTTAACTCATAAATTTGGATTTACTTCAGGAGGGAAGAGGGCAGCAGCCCCTGAACTATCAATAGAGTTTATTGATCCTGAGGGTATTTTTGAGAATAAGTGGTTTAGAATAGATGATCAAGCATTAAAGCCTCTTGATGATGACCCTCTAGGAACTCTTCTTCTGAAGAAGAAGCATGAATTACTTAGATATCAAACACTCTTAGATGAAATAGAAAGAGGAGAGTGGTCTAGTGAGCTAAATGCAGAGTTAGAGGGTTCTGGATGGTTATCTGATGGAGTAATTCACAGTGATGGGGCCACTGAAAACAATGTTGAAGATTATGTAGATCAATTAGAAGATGAAAAAGATATTTTAGAGGATATGCATGATGATATGGATGATGAAGATAGTGAGGGGGTTGCACTAAATATGAAATTAATTGATAAACAGATTGCCGCCAGAACCGCTCAACTACAAAGACCTATGTGGATAACTTATGGGATTGGAAACAAGCTTGTAGATTGGTCCCCTGTTATGTGTTTTGATCGTTGTACTAAGATGGAATATTCTTTTACAGGAGGGGGTGCAAGAACTTTAAAGTTAGTTTATAGTGGAGTAGGGATTCATCCTAACCTATCACAATTAGGTATTAAGGATAGTATAAAGGGTTTCGAATTGGGAGTAGTATTTACAGGAGAGTCCAATCCTATGTTTAATAAAGAATTTCATAAGGTAGAAGAGGCTTATTATAAGCCTTTAATAGCAGAAACAAAGGGTACTTATGATTTTGATGTTTGGAAGCCTAGTATTCATAAGACGATTAGAGATGCTATAAGGAGATTTATAAAACAAGGAATTGGTTGGAATACCAATGTTTTATGCATCCTTCCTAATCTTGATAATTATCTTGCTGGAGAGATGAAGAAGCAGTTGAAGATAGTAAGGGCCTCTATGGAAGCTATGGTTTATCAAGGAGATAAAGAAGATGATTGGGAAACAATAACCTCACAGGTTCAAGCTACCAAAGAAGTATTAGAAACTTGTGGTTTAAATTTTGTAGAAGAGTTTAATGCAGGATACCAAGTACCTGTAGGAGCGAATGTTTGGGATAGAATTGAAAACATTGAAGATCCAGACAAGGTTATGGAATGGTTACAGACTAAAGATCTTACTGCTATCATTTCATGTGATGGTGTGCAAGAAACAATTCAAGAAAAAATTAGTTCAATCATGGCGAAGATTAAGGAATCTGTAGATGATTTGGGAGCTATCCCAGACTTTACCCCGTACTGGTATATTGAAACTGATTATCTAATGTTGGACTGTATGTATAGGCACTTTGGAGGAAGGCATTATAAAGAAAATAATATACCAGCACCTCCAGCTATTTTTGAATCCAATAGTGTAGGACAGCCCTTTAAACCTGTAGTGGTAGTAGGAGATAAGAATACTATTTTAACCTATTTACAAGCACGAATCTTTGATTCGCAAAGACTTGATAAAGATGGAAATGTTCTTGAATTTACGGATGAGGCTGGTCAAGTAGAAAGTATTAAAAAGTCTGTCAGGGATCAGATTAATCCCTTTGATGTTGCCGATGGCCTTACTTATGAATTTATGAGAGAAATTTTCGATATTCAAATTCCTATTCCTTGGACGGCTCCTTTCGGACCTACGGGTGAGACGGGGGCAGAAGACCTCTTCCTTCCGGGGGACACTAACCTAATCGGAGATACTTCTAACCTTGATCAAATCAAAAAGGAGCAACCTATAGGAGCCTTAAGAATGCCTGTGTTTGCTTTAGGAACCAAGAACCCCAATGTTCTAAGTTTAGATATTGATATTAATAAACAATATTATATGTTAATGAATAGTTTTCAACCACAAGATAGATCTGCCCAACAGTATACTACCAGTATTATGGGAAAGGGGAGTGATGATTGTGCAGAGGTAACTAATATTTTTAATGCAATTGCTGAATTAAAGCTTAATGATAAAGATACGAATGGAATTCCTAAAGGATTTGAAGCTATTGTTTCTCCTTATTGGGATCAAAATACAACGATTGGCGGGTGGCTCCACAAAGCGGTGGGAGCCGGGGGTGGAGGTGCAGGAGGAGGGGAGATGGATGATCTTGGAGGCATTGCATCTCTGTTTAGAAATTTCGGAGAAGAGAATGATATGCCAGAACTCTTAGATACTGATGGAAAAGACTTTGATTCTAAAGCCGATTTCATAAAATTTATGTGGGAAACTTTTGCCGCTATCGGTAATAAATATAAACCCAAAGCTATGAAACAGAGTGGTGGCAAAGGAAAGAGTGGAGGGAATAATGCTATAATGACTGCTGCTAAAATGGCCTCCCAACTCGCTGGACAAGGATTAATTGGTACAGTAACCAGTACTCCCATGTTCCATTTAGCTAATGACCGAAGAGTGATAACACGAAAAGCTCTATTATATTGTATAGAACCTAGGTTTGCAGCCGGGAAGCCTCCTTTTGAACCGGGAACTAACCAAATAAAGAGAAATCTTACATGGTTTAGCGGTAGTTATGTTTTAACGGGCTTTCAACATACCATTAATTCATCTACTGTTCAATCTGAGTTCGCTTTTAATAGACCCCCAGCGAGGGGATGATATGAGACATTCACCTTTTAAAATAGGCACAGTAATTTCTAATGATGACCTGAGTAGATCAGGACAGTTTAAAGTTGCCTTCGATACGCAAACAGGAAAAAACCCTAAAGGGGAATGGGTAAGGTATGTTTCTCCTTATGGAAATAATAAAGCTGCCTTTGTAGCTATACCCCTTCCGGGTAGTGTAGTAATTTGTGCAGAGATGAGTATTCCGGGCAAGTCTGGGGATATGTATAAAGGATATTTTTACTTAGGCTCTATTATGGGAGTAATTCCGGGGCTTAATGCTAGAGTTGATTTTGATCCTGAGGAACAACTCCCCCCGCCCTCTAAAGAGTATGTTGAAAAAACAGAGGTTGGTACTCACGGTCCTCCTCGACCTTATGGTGCTGCTGCTTTTGTTAAGAAAGAGGAGAATAGTCCTTGGCCTCCAAGGTTTAGAGACTTATATGACGGCAAAGCTCTAGTTCCTGAAAAGATTGGGTTGCATGGACTACGAGAAGACACCTTGATGATTACTAATCGCTACCGTTCTAACAAGGCTAAAGACCCCTTCCAGCAGCATGAAACGGTTCTTAGAAGCGGATCAGGTAAGAAATTAGCCTTAGTAGATAGCCCTATTGTTGATGGATTAGTTTACTCTAATGAGCATAAGGGAAAGAACTTCTTTATTTGGAGTACAGGGAACAGTAAAATGAGCCCCTTTGCAGCAGGAGAAGTTCATCTCCGTACTCATGGTCCTATTAATACTTATACACTGGAGTCTAATATTCACACTTGGGTAGAAGAAGGTAGAAATATTGAGGTAGAAAATAGGGCTACGGGAATGTATTCTCCTACAGGGGACCGAAGTGCTAATCCTGCTTTATCAGCAGGAGAAGGGGAAGTTAATGGTGGATATATTGCAGGAAGACAGGGAGTATACGGTAATGAAGATTATGGCTGTGTTAAAATATGGTCCCATCATAATAACATCTGTGTAAGTGCGTTAGCTGATGACTCTGTGGTACATATTGATACACCGGGACCTAATAGTAAGGTTATTATTGATTGTGCAGGAACAGTAGATATATATGCAAAAAAGAAAATTACAATACAAAGTGATCAGGAAGTAGAAATTACGGCTCCTGTAGTAGATATTAATGGATCAGATACAGTATGGATTGATGGTGGGCCTAATGTTAGGCTGAATGATCCTCACCCAGCCCCCGACCTTTAAGATATGGAAAACTAAACTATGGCTACTTGGGATTTTTCAAAAGCAGCAGCAATTATCACAACATCTCCAACGCCCATTCTGGATGCGTTAGGCTCCCAGTTTGGGGTGCCTCAATGTATGCTGGATATGGCTAAGGATATTTTGAACGCCTTCCCCTCCCCTGTCCTGAACTCTATCCAAGCAGGAATTCAGAACGGCAAGGATAAAGCTGACGAGCTTATGAAAGATATCATGCGTAGGATTTTCCTTGACACGGGAATCGTAGAGTGGGATACAGATAGGGGACGCTTTGTTTTCGTTTCTAGTTCTTCTAATTTAGGGGTTGAACAAGATATGTTATCCAATCTTAATAATCTATATGGTCTTGGAACTATTTTAGGTTTTGGAGCGCAAGCTTGGGTTATTGGGCAGCAAGCTATGGCTCAAATTGATCAAATTAAATCTTGTATTGATAAGTGGAAAACATTCGAAACTCTTCAAAAGGGTCCCTCAGCTATTGCTGATAAGATTGCAGGATTCCAAGCTTTAGATCCTACTACTGGAGAAGTATTAGAAGAGTATTTTGCCCCACCCCCAGCTACAGAGGCAGCAAGTTTAGTTTTTGATTCTAATAAACAATCTCTTGAGAATGCAGTAGGCTTTAGCCAAGTTTGTGAGAAACAGATTTTGGTTATCGAAGAAATTCAAAAGGCACGACAAAAGGACCCAGAGAATAACCCAGAACCTGCTTTCTGGGGGGACTTGGTGAATACTACTCCTGATAGCCCGTGGGAAGGGATGACCTTAACTGAAGCTTTGTCTGGGCAAACTACTTTTACTATTTTGGAGGGGTTAGAGGTAGACGCTAGTGGCAACCCCATTCTTCCTGCCTCTGCTTTGGGAGAGGTATTTGATCCCTTTACTGATGTGATTAGTGCAAGCGATGTTGGTCCTCCAATTTCTGTTCGTGGGCAATACTTACAATCTCAAACAGGGATGTATTATGATGCGTATGGAGGGGGTTTAAATATTCCCCAAGTATCTTCTCTCTCTTATGATGAAGATGGAAATGTTATTATCGGTCCACTTTATGATGAAGATGGAAATCCTATTATGGGTCCACTTTATGATGAAGATGGAAATCCTATTCTCGATTCAGATGGTAATCCTGTCATTGGACAGCTAACTGGACCTGTTCCCATTTGGAAGGAGGGATGTATTACAGGAATCGTAAGTGCTATTTATTGGGACCCTGATGGAAATCCCTATCCCGGCACAGGTGTACCCCCGGATGCTTTAAGGTGGCTTTTAGATTATAACCCAAATATTGGAGGCAAGGGCCAGATTGTATCTTGGAAAACTTTTAATAAATGGGCCGAGACGGTATTTGATATAAATCATATTGATGAAAGCCCAGCTATGCAAATATATTATGAAGAAGATCATTTTCTTCAACTTATATTAGATCAGAGAAATAGAGATATTTATGATTTATCTTCTTATATTACTGAATTAAAATCTCAAGGATATGGAGAGGACAGCGCAGAAGTATTCAATCAAAGACAAATTTTACTTTCTAAAATTGCAGATCATGATCATAAAACTAAGCGTAGAAAAAAACAAATTCAAGTTCATGTAGTATTAGCTCCTGAACATTTCCCTGCTATACCGGGAAAGATCCCTATTAATGACTTGGAAGGATTAGATAATGCTAAGTTAGCTATTCAACAATCTCTTCAAGAAACATTAATGTTTAACCCCGGAGAGGTTTCAGGAGCAGTTCTTCCTCTATGTCCTACTTTTATTAAGAGTGATATCCCACAAGATAAGTTTACAGTAGAAGAATTAATGGTTCCTAAAATTGGAGTAGGAGCAATTATTACTTCCGATCCTTATGTCTCAGGAACTAGTGGAACAACTCTATCTTTAAATGATCATATTTCTACTAATGGTTTAGTGGCTATTTATAATTTCTTAGATGCAGATATTGTAAAGCCAGATTCTCCCGAATACTTTACTATTAACTGTATTACAGAATCTACTTCTGAAAAACCTGCACAGATTGTGGCTTCCTCTGTAGCAAGCATGTTCCCCTCTGGGGTAGGAATTCCTTATTTTAGAGGAATATGTTCTCTCTTCTCTGGGACTGACGGAAACCAGAAAGCTCGTAATTATTCCACTAATGATGAATACTTATACTCTCCTTACAGACCTTATGGATATGCAAGACTAAAAGGAGGAGAGCCAGATATTGATAACTTCCTCTATGCTAGTGGAGGGGCTACTTTCCAAACATGGATGTATGTCCCAGATTTAGATGAGCCTAATGGGAGGGGATGGGCAGGAGATCAAGCGGTTTCCGCTCTACATAGGGTAGTTTTGGGGTGTGAGAATAGAGGAGGGAGCTTCTCTTCTGCTGACCCACATTTGGGGGCTGGTCCTCAATATGGAGAGGTTATTAAAGGGGTCCTCATGGGCTTCACCAGAGATAGGAGACTAACTCAAGGAGCAGCACCTTCTAATGATCCTGCTGACAATAATATTACAGATGGATTAATATTCCATATGACTCCTACACAAAGTATTAATACTAGTAGTATATCTTTCTTAGCTGCTTCTGCTAACGCTGCTTATTGTCCACAAGATGAGGTTCCTCCTAGTGGATATCATGGTATTTTTGTTGATACTTCTACTACAGTAGGGGGCATTAAGTTTAATGATGTTTCTTCTTCCTTTATGCTAGTTACTGTTACTCTAGATTATACTAATAAAGAAGCCTCTATTTGGCTCAATGATCAATTAATGAAGACAGAAAGTATTATAACAACTTTTGGGTCTGATGGGGCTCCTAATATTCCTAGTATGGTAGACTCCTCTTCTTTCTTATATGAGAGTGTTTATGATGGTGTCTTACCCTTTAATCCTCCTTTATACCCACCTCAGGCTGTAGGACAAACAGATTTCTGGTATTGGAATGGCCCCCAGCCTAGGGGTAACAGTAGTGTTTTACTAACTCCGTGGATTATTGGGGGAGGATATACTGATGGAATGACCACACATGATCTTCCAACATATGTTCATGGTTCTAACAATGGTATGAACTTTATGGGAGGTATATGGGGGGGTAAGAAAAGTGGCTTGTATGGACACTTAGGAAGTGTGAAGCTATATAATAGGCCCCTTACCTTAGTTGAAATTACTAAGAATTATAATGCCCAAAGAGGGTTTTTCGAGAATATTAGAATCTAATGGCAACTACTACTACACATGATAGATACGGAATTTCCGTAGACCTTAATACAAAACGAGGCAGCACCGCTCAAATATCTAAGAGGTTTGGGTTGGTTTATCCTATAGTGGGTAGCTTAGATTCTACAGTAACTGGAGGACTTTTAAAAAAGAATACTAGTCAGGCTGGTTACTTTCAAAAAGGTTCTGGTCTAGCATTAATTAAAAATAATCTTAGGCAACTTCTTCTTACAGAAAAGGGAGAACGGATTATGCTGCCTGATTATGGTCTTTCTCTGAGAAAATATGTTTTTGAACCACTAGATGAGGTTACTTACTTTTTGATTAAGACTGATATATTAAGAACCTTATGGAAATATTTTAAGGCAGTTAAAGTTTTAACAGTGGCTGTAGGTTCAACATTGGAGCAAGCGGACAGAGGGGAGTTAGTAATTAAACTAACCCTTCAATTATTGAGTTCGTCTCAAGACATTTTTGATTTAGAGGTTAATATAAGCTAATGGTATTCTCAGGCACAACAGGCTCAGATTTCATGAAACTGGTTACTATCCCAGATAGAAAAAAACAACAGTATATTGATTATGCTGCTGATGATTTTTATTCAATTAGACGAGATTTGATTGGATATATTAAAGCAGTATACCCCTTAGACTATCAAAACTTTTCTGAGTCTGATTTAGGATTAATGTTAATTGAATTAGTAGCATATATGGGAAGTGTATTTTCCCTGAAAGGAGATATGCTGGCTAATGAAAACTATTTAAGAACTGTAAAGACAAGAGAAAATCTAAAGAAGCTTTTAGAGCTTATTGGGGTGGACATGAGAGGTCCCCTAGCTGCCGCTGCTGGAGTAAGATTAACAGCAGTTACCCCTCCTATAGCAGCCCAGTTTCCAATTGTTTACAAGCCTAATAGTAGAGTATTTGCTATTACCGCAAAAGAAGATGGGGCTCCTGTTAACTATACTTTGTACAAAGTTGTAAACAATGCTATAGCTGATATTACTAATCCAAGTGCAACCTTTGAATTACTGGGGAGCGAGGCTGATAACGCAGCTAGTTCTGTCTTTACTAATGTTGCATTGTTGGAAGGAGCTATCAGTGTTCAGAAAGGATCCTTTGATACCTTAGAAGGAA